GGATCTGCAAGAAATATTGAAATTGGTAATGTAACAACTGGATCACAAAATATCAAGATTGGTAATACAAGTAACGATAGTGAAATTACTATCGGTGATAGTATTGATGGATCTAATGCTAATAAGTCTAAGTTAACTCTTGGTGGTGCATTCGCAAGTAACGAGTCTGACTCCTTTGTACAGATTGATACTAAAGCACTTAAAGTTGCTGGTGATACAATCATCGGTACAAGAAGAGGATTAGGTGATGTTACTAAGTTTGAGTCTCCATCTGGAACTGTTGAATTCTTATCTGGTAACAGTGCAACAAGTATAGTTGATTTTGCTACTAATGCTTCTACACTAAGAATTGCTGGTCAAGGTGGTAGTACTACAATTAGAAACAACCTAATTGTTGATGCTACATCAAGATTCAATGCTGATATGACATTGTGTGGCGGTAATGCTTCTTACTCCTTTGTTGGACGTAGAGCACAGGCTGGTTCTACAATTCAAAGTCATACAAGTGGAGTTCTTGGTAACAATCTTTATAATAATAACGTAGATTTAATTACTGTTCTAGTTTCCACTGCTTCCACGGGTGAACTTAACAAGATTGATACAGCTGGTTCTGGTGATTGGGGAAGCACTGCATATCAACAAACTCCTGCTGGTCAAAATGCTGGCGTATTCCCAACTCTAACTGGTGATAAGTACTACTTACCAATTAAGAGAACTCCTTACGATGCTAATGGTAATCAGTACTATAATGAGAATGATATTCTTCTTATTGACACTGTTGAAGCGGGAACTGAATACGCTGAATTTGTTAAGATTACACGTCTTCCACAAATTAATACTACACCATATTACATTGAGGTACAAAGACAACCATTCGGAACTTTATCAACAATAAGCTCAGAGCATCCTGATACAACAAACATTTACAAGTGTACTGTACAGTTTGATGCTACATGGACTACTCAAGTTATTGATGGTTCTGGAACAGAAGATAATGTTTACTTATCACAATTTGGTGGAGTATTAACAGGTTCTGATAATCGTGGTGCAGGACAACCTGGTGATTATGTAATTCTTTCTCGTCTTGCCGATGGTAGTGATGGTGAAATACTAGAACTTAAAACTACATTAGATCAAGTTGCGAAAAAATTCTCTGTCAAAAATGGTTGTGATACTAATTCAGAAAATACAGTATTTGAAGTCAATTCTGTAACTGGTGATATTACTATTAATAATAACACAACTACTGTTAATGGTTCATTGAACTTAATCGGTGCTTGTGGTGGTACAGCAGGTATATACCCAAGTCCTAATCCAGCACTTGATGATCACTTTAACCTTAAAAACACTCTTGGCACAATATTTGATGTCAACTTGTGTAATGGTGACACATTAATAGGTAGTACACAAGGTACTGTATTTGCAGTTGCTGAATATTGGGGTTATCCTGCTGTTTCACATACATTAACTAGTGTAATTCAGACATACAGATACGATAAGTTTACATTACAGTCTAATGGACCTATTACTACTGTATCTACTGCGTTTACAAATAATGATACTCAGATTCCTATTGCTGGTAATCATGAAGCATTTAGTGTTGGTGATTTAATCATGATTCAGAATGGTTCCACTGAAATGGAAATCGTTCAGTTGACATCTGCTGCTACTCAAGTTAGTGGTCAGTGGTACTTGAATTGTGGAACTAATTCAGCATATCCTGGTGGCGGTAGAGGAGCTGAAGGAAGTGCTATTAAGAATCAATGGACATCAGGTGTTCAGGTTAGGAAACTTAAGAAGTATATTAATTCTACTACACTTTCTTCTGTATTAGACAGAACTCAGGTAGAAGCTCCAAATACCAATCCTAAGAAAATTAGAGTTAAGATGATGAACTCTGATCTGATTGGCGATAAATTGGATACAGATCATTTCTTCAAGATTACAACTGGCACAGATGTTGAATGGTTCTACGCAGATAGTATTGATGGTAGTCCTGCATCTGATGGTACTAAGTATGCTAAGTCAAAAGTAACTAGCACAAATGCTGATGGTACTGTTAATAGAGATAAGTATTTCGGTGGTGGTGCATTAACTATTCATGACGACTTTGAATTGTATAGTGGAAACTTCAGAATGTATGGTTCTGATGGTCAGACACTTCTATTCAACGTCGCTAACGATGATAATCACCCTGCTGACCCTGCAAGTATTGACGAGAAGACAGGTACAAATGGTATCTTCTTCAATGGTCAAATGAAACTTCGTGGTGATTTAATGATCACCGAAGAATCTTGTGAATCAAATGGTGTTTGTTCACTTGCTACTAACTTTAAGGTAGAGTCTACAACTGGTGATATATCAATTGGTGCTGAACCTGCAACAGCGACTCCATTATATGTTAAAGGTAGAATTGATCAGTCAGATACTGGTTCATCATCACAACCAATATTACATATTGATAATTTAGGTGGTGCTGGTGCTAATGGAACTGTCGGTCCTAAAGACTTCTTGATTTATCAGGATGGTTCAATTGATGCATTTGGAATTAATCGTTACTTCACTAGAAATGGTGGACGCAGATATACATATGTTGAGCAATCAGCAACTGGTATAGGTCAGACACAGGCAAATCCATTACAACCAAATAATAATTATCTATTGAATAACCCTTCTGGAACTAACATGGTTCTTTATCTACCAACAACAGCTGAAACAGGTGATGTTATCAGATTTGTTGAGGTTGCTGGTACTGCTACTTACAACACAAGTATCGTTATCAGAGCACTTAAGGTTAATAACCTAGCAGTTGCTATTCAGGGTGATACAACTGGTAGTAAGATTCAGGCAGGTGCTGGTCAATTGACTACTGCTTGGGACAGTGGTGAAATGATCGTTCAAACAAGAAATGCATCCTTCGGATTAATTTACGTAGGTGCAACAGATGCAGCTGGTGATCCTGCTGCGTCATCAATTCCAAATAACCTTCGTGGTTGGTGGTTAGCAGAGCTCTAATATGGCACAATACTACAATTCTATAAAAACAATGAAAACCGCCCGTATCGGGACAATACTTCCGTGGGGTGGTGATGGTAATGAAGGATTCACAGCATCAAATATTCCTAAAGGATGGAAGGTGTGTGATGGACAAGTAGCTAGTGCTAGTGATTATCCATTACTATTTTCTGAAATTGGAAATACATATGGTGGAACTGCTACAGGAGATTTTCCAAATTATACTGGTGAATTTTTCTTTCCTAAGTTAACCAATAAATGTATGATGGATTTAGAGTCTGCACATTTAGATGATGTCAAATATCAGTATGGTCAAGGAAATGTTAAAGATATTGTTGTAGATGCTGTAGGGACTAAATTTGGTGATTATATAGATGGTTATGGAACAACCGCAGTTATTAAAACTAGTTGGTCTGCTAATGCTGATATTGATTTTGGTTTATCTGATCCCGATCTAAAATTATCTGGAAAGATAACCAATATGGGGATAACAGATCCAGATTTTACTGCTACAGTGACTACTTTAAATAGAAAACTAGGTATTAACCATACTCCAGGTCATAGTCATCAAGGACAATTTTCCTCAGCTCAGGCTAGTTTTTATGGTCCACAAATTTGGAAACCAACAAGTTTAACTATTTCTGGAAGCACAGATCACCCCAACTGTTCTGTTGTTAAATCAATCAATCATACATGTGATCTAAATCCTTCAGTTGGACAAGCACCAGACTGGTCTAATGGTAGAACACTAACAGCTTTTTATGGTAGTGATCAACATGAACATACATTACCATCATTAGAGAAATTTCATAATTATGTAAATGATGCTGGTAAGGATTATTGGTCTGAAGTACCTGCACCAGACTGGCATGATGGAACTCCAACTAGAAATAGTCCACAAGCAACGAGTCAGAGTGTTGATTTTGTTAGTACTAATGCCTTTAGTAGTAATTTTAATTATGATCCAGTAAAAACTCATGCTGAACCTGCATGGAGTGGTTTATTTCCTAGACCATTTATATTTGGTAATAGAAGAAATTATTTTGGACATACTAAGGGAATATTTAACAATCTGCAAGATAATCCAGAAGATCCCTCTGACTTCTTCTCTGTCAGTAGTGTTCAAGTTGGTATTGGTGTTAGTGAGATTCAATTACCAGCAGGAACAGATATTAGAAGTTCACATGGTGTTGCACCAGATAATTGGTATCAATATGATAAAATTCATCCTTGGATGATGGTTGATGGAGATTGTTTTGCAAAAGGAACTTATATCTCTAGTATTGAAAGACAAGGTAATGATGATAGTGATTGGGTTTATACTATTAAATTAAGTGCAGCAACTACTAATACTACTTCTGGTCAATTTACTGCAATTTTTAGACAGGGAACTTTTGGAACTTCTTTAAGTAATTTTGGAGATAATAATCCAAATAGTTCTGCTTTTACATCACATGGTCATGGAACTTTTGATATTCAAATGGGAAGAGGATCATTGAATCCACCAGCAACATTCCCATTAAATGATATAAGTGTTGGTTCTGTTTATCCAGAAAGTCTTAATGATGCTCTAAATATTATTGTTGATACTGCTCAACCAAATTTGACAATAGTTTTTCTTATTAAAGCATACTAATGGCAAAATTATATTCAAACGAAAGATCAAAATATGGTAATTTAACAGGTCAGATAATTATTTGGCCAGTAGAAATAAATCCTGATATTAATTCTTCCTCAAATAAAGAAAGTTTGCCTTCTGGTTATTTGAGATGTGATGGTTCGGTTCATAATGTAATTGATTATCCTGCACTTGCTGCTATATGTGGAATTGGACAGAATGGAAAATTTGTCAGAAAAAATATTGCTGGAAATCCAATACAATCATTAACTGATAATCAATTCGTAGTACCCGATCTTGGTTCTAAATATCCACTACCAACTCCAGGTGCTGATGCTGGTGTATATAAGAATATACGTAAAACTAATACTCTTGGTAATGAAATAAGTCGTTCTGGTATTGGTATTGAAGCAACATCAACATTAGGAACAGTTATTGACGTAACATATTCTGGTTCATTTACTGTACCTTCTCAGGTCATTGATCTTAAAGGAAAACCATCATGGACATGGGGAACTCTCGCTGGAAAACAAACTGAAACAGAAGCGGTTGACAGCACAGCGATTGCAGGTCATATGCATTTTGGTAATATTAGAAGAGCAAGACTTAAATCAACAAATGAAATTGATGTTTCTGCACCAGCAACAATAAAGGATCCACAAGCTGCTGGCTTAGTTTCTTATTGGAATGCTAGTACAATACCAATTCAAGATTGGATGGATAATACTGTTGCTAGTGGTACTGCTGGTAATCCACCTGCATTTCCAGGTAACAATCAACCAGCATGTAGAGCATTTGCATCTAATGAAGCAGCGAAATCTTTACAATTTAAGTTTGGTGCATTTGCAGGAACTCTTGATCCTACCGCTTATAGAGGTGCTTGTTATAATGATGGCAATACACTTTCAATTTCAGATTGGAGAACTAAATGTTTATTAAATGTTGGTTGGAATAATTATCCTTTAAATCCACCTAATTATCAGATATCACCTGGTATTCAACCTAATTATCAATCAGGTTCAGTCATACCATTAACAGGTATATGTTTCCAAGATGATAGTGGTAATTCAACTCAGAATAAAAATGTTGCAGCAACTTATACTGCAACTTCTCAGTCTGTACCACTTGATTGGAAGAATGCAACATTACATGATGTAGTGCCATTAAATAGTAATCTAAATACAGATAGTAGCAGAATATATGCAGATTTATTCAACGAAGTATCTGAATCAGCTGATTTAATTCAAGCAACTGACCCCACTGCTCACTTTCATAAAGTTGATCTAGATAGAGGGACTCATAGTTTTAAATTAGTCACTGATGCTGTGGAATTAAGTCCAGATGATTTAAAAACTACGTTAAATTTATCTGTTGATAATGCGGTATCTGTTGACAGCGTAGTTTCTCCATTTATAGTTTTAGAATATCTAATAAAAATTTGAGTTATGACAATAGCACCAAATCCTACTTACAGGAATATTAGAAAGAATTTTTATACAGATAAATCATCTGATACCACTGAGGTTGGTACTATTATTAGTACTATGAAAGCAGTTACAGATGTTCATGATAATTCTCTCGTACCAACAACTCCATCTTATGATTTTAGTACAGGTCAGATAACTAGGGAAACTGCTGGTAATGCTCAGACAGATATTAATCCAGAGTATCAATATCCTGGTTACATATATTGCGATGGATCAGAGTATAAGATAGAAGATTATCCAGCATTATATAAAATAATTGGTAATGATTATGGTGGAACATCAAGACCAGGATTAGAGTTAGTTAATGGTGGTAGTGGTTATCCCACAACAGGTAATGTAACTATCACATTTTCTGCACCAACAGGAAATGCCAACGATAATCAAACTATTGAAGCACAACTTTCTATAAATGCTGCTGGTGTTATTACATCTGTAATTACAACAGCGTTAGGAAAAAATTATACCAGTGATCCTACATATACTTTACAAAATGCAGGTACTGGTAGTGGATTGCAATTAAAATTTAATTTTAATTCTGACGGAGAACTTGAAAATATTAAACCAACGAATGTATTTGAATATCTTGGTGAGCATTTAGGTACTGGTGCAAAAACTCTTGGAACATTTATGGTTCCAGATTTAAAATCAAAGAAGATTCTTGGTTATGGTACAGTATATGGAACTGGATCTCCTACTGCTGGATTGTTAACTCTTGGTGCAGGAGCAGAGGATGGTGTTGCAAAGACAGGTGGTAAATGGTTATTTGACAAGACAGCACAAGGAGGATACTTCTCTCTCGGTACTATAACAACTACTGAATATGAAAAAGTAACTGATGCTGTAGGAACTACTATTGCTGGAACTCAGACAGTTAAAGTTTCCATGCAAAATAAGAGATTGCAAGGAGTTCCTCAACATAATCATTTCGTATATCATACTGTTGCTGGATCATCTGTTGTAAGTCTTGCTGGATATTCTGGTGATAGATATTTGTCAGAATATACAAATGGTAATACAAGATTATTTCAGTTTTTCCCTATTGGTGGTATCGCTTATGCACATAAACATGCTTTATTAAAGCAACCATTAACAGGTGCAGGCGATGTAGCAACATATGATATATTAGATTTCTATCCTGGTGCAGAAGGAACTGGATCATATAAGTCCAACACAGCAACAACACCTGCTATAAACAAAACAGGTGGTGCTTCAGGTGTTTCACCAGTTACAGACACAATATCACTAACTTCTCATGGATTTAGCACTGGAGATGAAGTAACTTATACTGTAGGAAGTGTAGTTAAAGATATAACTTTATCAGACATTAATCTCGGAAACGATACAATGACTGTTGTTAATCATTCGTGGACTACAGGTGATCAAACAACATATGGAAAAGGTGTTATAACATTTACCATTAATTCAGGTACAGCTGGTAGTACTCCTATTGATGTAACAAATGATCGGATAGAACTTATTGCTCATGGACAACCAACAGGTACACCTATAAAATATACAACAAGTAGTGGCACTCCTATAGAAGGAATAACAATTGGATTTACCTATTATTTAAGAGTAGTTGATGCTAATACTGTCACATTACATACTACTCCTGGAAATGCATCAGTGGGAACTCCAACTGTTGATCTTACTAGTATAGGAACAGGATCGCATACATTTACTGTTGAAGGTGCAGTAGCTACTCCTTTAATTGATAATCAAGATTATTTTGTAATTGTTGTAGATACTAATACTATTAAACTTGCAGTCAATGCTACAAATGCAATAGCAGGAACTGCTATTAATATAACTGATGTTGGATCTGGTGTTCACACACTTACATCACCAGGCACAGCAATAAGTCCATTGGCAAATGCTAGTAAGTATTACATTATAAAAGTAGATAATGATACTATTAAATTAGCAAACTCTACAGTTGATGCTCAGGGTGGAAACGCTATAAATCTTTTAGATTCTGGACTTGGTTCTTTTATATTATCAAGAGCAGCAGTAGCAGGTGAAGGATATTATATGGCATCTGGTGGTGCTGGTGCAGGAACGTATGAAGTTGTAACAAATGTTCCACCTCCTGTATTTAAAAAATTTACTTCTACCTCTGTAGTTGGTGGTAGACAAACTACAACAGGTGGTGTTCCTATTATTGAATACCCAGATGGATTGATAACTAAAAGTACTCCTCAAACTGGTACAGGTATCACTTTCCCAAGTAACTGGACAACATTGGTCATGACCATTACAGGTGGTGGTGGATCTGGTTCGCCAGGAAATCAGTCTGGTAATAGTGGTGGTGCAAGTAAGATTGAATTTGGTGGTGGATTACTTACTATTACTGCTAATGGTGGACAAGCAGGTGGATTAAATACAGCAAGAACCGATGGTGGGCAAGGTGGATCAGTAACTAAAACTGGTACTAAAGTCGGTGATCTTCAAGTAATCAGTGAATCACAGGGTGCGGCTGGTACAAATGGAAATGCAGGAACTTATTGGAAGAAAGGATATCCAACTACCCCTAATGTAGCAGGAGATGGTGGAGATAATGCTGGTAGTTATACAAATGATGGGACTGATGGATTACATACATTAATCAGTGATACAAATAATCCTGGTAGTAGTGGAAATCAGACTGGATCTGGTTCTATCAGTATTTCTAGCACAAACTATTCATATACTAGTATTCAAATTACATTAGCTGGTGCTACTGGTGGTGATGCAAACCAATTAAAAGCAGCATGCTCTCAAGTTGGTGGTAATGGTGATGTCATGGTATTAGAAGTTAGTAATCCTGTCAATGGATTTAATGCTACTTATGTCACTGGAACGAAAGGAGGAAATAATAAAACAGGTGGAACAGGAGCATATGGTGCTAATGGTGGTACTGGTGGTAATAAAAATGGATCTGGTACAAATGGTGCTGGAGGTGGTGGAGCTTCAGCAATGAAGATGGGTCAATCTATTGTCGCTGGTGCTGGCGGTGGTGGTGGTTCGGGAGGAACCGATGGTGCTGGTGGCGGTGGTTGCGGAGTCTCTGGTGGTTCCAACAATACTTCAGGATGGGCTAGTGACAACGCTCAATCAACAACTGCAAACTTATTTCCTGGCGGTGGATCTGGTGGACAAAACGCTGGCTGCAACGGTGGTGGCGGCGGTGGCGGCGGCGGTGGTGTCGCCACTGCTAACTATGGTTCTGGTACAGGATCTGGCGGTGGTGCTGGTGCTGGTGCTGGTCACGGCGGTGGATATGGTGGAGGTCGTGGAATGTCTTCCTTTAAATCTAGTATATTCACTAAAATTCAACAAAGTAATAGTTCTACTGGTGATGGATATATCTCTTGGACTTGGAATGAGGATAGAAGTTACTGGACTAATGGCGGTGGTGGAGGAGGAGCAGGTGGACGTATCTATGCCACCATTGAAGCTGATAATATAGGATCAAATGTTAGTGCTACACTTGATGTTGGTGCAGGTGGTACAGGACAAGGTGGTGTTAGTTCTGGGGGTGGTGGTGCTGTTGTATATGGATTTGGAGTCATCACTGGATATGAAGGTGGAGAGACAACAACTAGTGTTGGTGATATAGTTATTAACGCATCAGGAACTGATAGTTCTAACGGACCAGAAATATATGTAAGTGGTACTGGTACTGGTAATAGTGGTGGATTTAAGTTACCAACAACTCAAGTACCTGAAGTAGAAGTTGTTACTGGTACTACAGGTGGTAGTGGTGCAGCTGCAACAGTTGCTCTTGCAAATGGTTTTGTTTCTTCAATAACGAAAACTAACAATGGTTCTAATTATCAATCAGCTCCCGAAGTTAGAATTAAGCATGGTGCAGGTTCTGGTGCATATGCTGTTGCAACAGTCAATAACGCTCAAGAAGTTGATACAATATCATTATCAACATTAGTTACACCATCTGCATATGATTATTATATTAAGATAGGTGGAGCACCATCTGGTACTGGTGCGACAGATTATCATAGATGGATCACTCTTAAAGAACACGATTGTACTAATGTTAAAAGATTTAGTATCAAGTGTGCTCGTGGTAATGGATCTAATGGTGGTGATTTACCTGAGCAAGGTGGTGATGTGCTAAAATTATATTATAATACTGATTTGAGTGATAATTTTAATAATTTAATTGGAGTTATTGTACCACTTCCAACCAACAGTGAGGTATCTAGTAAATATGATGGTGATGGCACAGGAACTGATGCAACTAAATGGTATTGGTATTCAATGGATTTACCATCAGGAGCACAAACTGCTACAACAAGATTTCACATAAAACAAGAAAGACCTGTTGCTAGTGGTACTAATGATAGCGGTAGTAATACTGATCATTATGGTATATGTGATTTCATTTATGAGTATAAAGCGGTGTCTGGATTGACCTTTGTTCCTAGTGATGGATCAATCTCAACAAATTCTGATGAATTAACATATGTTGTTGAAGGTAATGAAGCAAGTATCTACACATCTGGTGCTACTGGATTAGATTGTACATTCACACTTAACTCACAAAATCCTTTAGTTCCAGTACCACTAATTGATCCTGATTTTCCAGTGCCAGTAGTTGAACCATATCATTTATGTAAGTACTTAATTAAAGCATTCTAAATATAACAAGGGAATTAGTATAATACGATGGCAACTCAACTTTTGCAAGTAAATGCAATAACAAAGGTAATACAATATCAAGGTGTAGAGAAAACTATACCAGATACTTATTGGACTAGTGACATAATACCTGCAATCTATCCTAATTGGGATGCTGATAAAGATAAACTTGTCTTGTTTGCATGGTATGACAACAATTCATACATGTGCCAAAGACGCAAATATGCTATGAATTTCAAAACTAATGCTTTTGAATGGCGTGACTATGAGATGGATCAAGTTGATGATGGATCTGGTGAGACATTATTTAATAAGTTTAAAGAAACATTCTTCTTAATAGATTCCCTAGAGACAGAAGAATATCAAAATGAGTTTGCTAAGATACATGCAAAAACAGCAACAACAAGTTGGTTGACTGTTAGACTTGCTCGTAATTTCTTGTTAAGTGAGACTGACCATGTATTATTGTCAGATGCACCTTATACTGCTGATGAAATAGAAATGTATAAGAAGTATAGGAAAAAATTAAGGGATTTACCTGCTGAAGCAAATACTACAGATCCCACTGGTATTAAGTTTCCCATACCACCAAAGTATTTTACTGACATATATTTAAAGAAACATCCGACTGCTACATATCTTGATGATTCTGGTCAGTTTGTTGAATTGTCTGCTCATTATGGTACAACATTTAGTGAGAAATTTGCATCATACTTAATTGTTAAAGATATTACTGATAGTTTATATAATAAGACATTCATGGATTCTCTAGAACAAGCAGGTGTAGTTTATAATCAGACTCTTGCTAATAATTCTTCTCTGTCAGATTTCACTGCTGATGAGAAAGTTAAAACTAAAGATTATCTAGATAAATTAATTGCAGAAATTGAGGGATCAATGTAATGGTAACATCAGCAAATGTGTGGGATATGATTGATTCTTATTGTACTACAAACAATAAGTGTATCATAAAATTTAATAATTCAAAGATTGCATCTGCATCAGCATCTAAACAAGCAGAAGTTTGGACATGGTATGCTAATTTTGCTGAAGATTCTGTGCTTGATATGATGAAAACTCTTGGCACATGGGATATGGTTATAGAGTTAAATGAAGATCAAGCGATAGCAAATGCTACTGCATGGTTTCCAGCTAAAGAAGATTGTCCCAATAAAGATGAAGATTATTATTGGGAGTGTCATGTGATTGGTGCTGATGGTGATTTCTGTTGGAAGAATGCTGACGCTGTACCTGCAAAGAGCTCTTGACATATATGATATAATAATGATAGCGAGGTAAAACTCTTTGAATACTAGAACAACTACTGGTACTACAATTCTTAGTGCTGAAGGCGAACTCATTGATTTTAAGAATAATCAGTTTGAAAAATACAAGGTAGCAAGCATACCATTAGAAACATGTGATGGTATTGTAAAATTTCTTGATACTCTTGATTTAAAATGGGAAGAAGGAAAGGTTAGAGATGTAGAAGTTGACTATAAAGTACGTAGATCAGATATTGCTTGGGTTAATGATAATGATTTAAAGGAATTTGTTTGGTCTCAATTTGTTAGTGCTAATAAATCTGATCCTGATTGGTGTTTTGATATAGATTCAATAGAAGATATACAATACACTGTATATAAATTGAGTCCTACTCCTGATGATTCTAATCCTCTAGCAGCACAAAGTGGACATTATGAATGGCATAATGATATTGTAATGAGTGTTGATGATAATCAAGTTATTCCTAATAAGACTCGTAAACTATCAATGACAATAGTTTTAAATGATGGTTATGAGGGTTGTGATTTTGAATGTGGTTCAGTTAAAAAAGGAGATTTAATAGGTGAGAAAGTTCCTTTAAAAAAAGGTGATGTACTTGTATTTCCATCTATGATGCATCATCGTGTTCATCCTGTACTTAGTGGTGAACGTAGAGTGCTTGTAGCATGGGCATGGGGACCTTTATATAAATGAATGGACTTGAAATATATCAAAATGTATTGACACCAAATCAATGCAATCAACTCATCAAATTATTTGGTGATGATGATAGGAAAGAATCTGGTAAAATACTCTCACCCGAAGGACTAAGGGAAGATCCTAAGATTAAGACATCAACAGATATTCAACTGAATTTCTTAAATCCTAATGATAAACCATATAATGATATTATACTTGAACCACTTGCTAGAAGAATAGGATTATTTAAAGAGAAGTATGCATTCTTAGATATTTGTGATAAATGGGACATAAGTGGAGAATATAATATTCAACGATATAATGATGGTGAAGGATTCTTCAAACCACATTGTGAACAAGGCACTAACAATCCATATAGAATGTTAGCATGGATGATATATCTTACTGATTCAATATCTGGTACTGAGTTTCCTTATCAAAATATGATATTAGAAGCAAAGAAGGGTAATTTAGCAATATGGTCTGCTGCATGGACACATCCTCATAAAGGACAGACTCCTAACGTAGGTATCAAATATATCATAACTGGATGGTGTCACTTTAATAACGAACCAGATTAAGAACTGTCACACACCCCCTTTACAGGGGGTATTTTTATGCTATAATGAGCACAAATACAAATTACAATGTTCTCAACTAAACTACTCAAACTAGCAGTAGATCGTGCGTTGGGTAAACCAACCAAGAATCAAGGAGAATTGTTTGAAGAACTATACAAAGAGTATATGGGTGATCCAAACAGTTCTACCTTACGTGAACAGATAACTGCTGCTGTTGCGGGTTGTAAAACTATACCAGGTAAACTAGGTCGTGATGCTATTGATATCAATGGTGTTGAGAAAGAAATTAAACCTAAGAACTACACTGGCAAGAGAACAAATGGTGGTGGGTGTTTCAATGATTATACTAGAAGTAGATACGAA